TCTATTAACCTTAGACTGGTCTTTATTTTTATTAGTATAGAATGTACCGTACCAGATACCATAAGCGTCACCTCCTGGACCTCCTTGAGCTAACGAAGACCAAGTATCGTGTAAAGTATAACTACCATTCCAACCACCTTGGCTCCAACCTTGGTCACGTCCACCCGAACCTAAAACTACTTCTGTTTTGGACATTTCAACATCATAGGAGTTTTGGACCCCTCCTATTTCACCACCCCCATCTCCTTGTCCTTCAAAATAAATCTTAATTCTATAATCTGCGAAAGTGGCAAAACCTTCATCCTCATCATCTTCCCAACTTTGTGAATCTTCATCCCAAATCTTTTTCCCTAAATTTAGTGGTAGTGGAATCATAAAAGACCCATCTACCTTTGTTTTCCATTTACCCACATATTCAGTACTTCCGTTTGGTGTTAACCTACAAGCCTCTATTATACCGGCACCTCCTACTGTTTCTCCTGGTGAGCTGGAAACATCTTCTGGTGACCTAAGACTTTCCACTTTAACTATTCTAGATACACCTCCTTTAACCCCCACCCCACTACTAGCAAAGGCTGAACTCTCTTGCCAACATGATTTAGGAACAAAAGAGTTATTTTCACTAGGTGGTGCGTCTGTATATACGTTACCTATTAAATAAGCTTTAGGAAAAACGAATCTTGATGTGTCGAAATCGGTTCGTGTAATACCGTATTCACACTCATCAACATCGCCCCAAAAAGGTCTAATATATATTGTTTTATTCTGACCAACTATCTGAGCCAATTGGTCTAGGTCGTTGGATCTCTTAAATTTTTGATCACTTTCAAATAAAGACTCTGCATAACCTAGGTTCATTAAATCTGCCGGTGTTACAGAATTATTACCTATATCACTTAGATCCACATCCATATGAACTATTTGTGTCCCAACAGGTAATCCAAAGAACATATAATCTCCATTCTCATTAGTTGTAGTTGTGTACTTATAATATTTTTCATGGATATATAATAAAGTATCATCTGTCATTACATCGTATTTTGAAGGGAAAGTCCCCACAGGTGTGTGGTCGGCAGGAGTTGCTAATTGTTGATCTCTTGGTAATAAATTGTATCTTTGTCCTGTAGGTAGTGTGTTTGTTGGTGTAAAAAACGGGTAGACATTTTTAACTACTTCATTTCTTGAATCTAAATCGTCTAATGGGATAAAAATAGATAATTTCGCGTTACTAATAGGATAACCCCCATTTGCCTTTACCTTACCTACTAAAACCCCGTAATTCGCACAAAAAATTCTATAAGCCTCTTGTTGTGTTATACGAAGACTTAATATCTCTAGAAAATCAAAATCTTGTTCTAGGTCTATATTAAGACTTTGTGTCCCTTGTTTTGTTGCTAAATGTATTGTTCGATTGTCTCCCATAAGTCTACTTCTTAGTTTATTTATTAATAAATATTATTTTATTAATAATTTGCGAAAAGTAAACGAGTTTACTTTGCGAATACTTGAATATCAGTAGTTGGGTATTTTATTTCATACATTGTATTAAAATTTCCAAATAATGTGAGACTTTCTTTGATTGCTATCTCGTTGGTTGTTGTGTTTAGTTCTTGTGGTGTTATGTTAAGAGAGTATTTCCCACCAATCTTATTATAAACCTTAAACTCTACTATATTTAGAACACCATCAATGTTATTTAACTCTCTTGTTAAATCAGATAGATATATGTTTTGTCCCATTGTTTGACGACCCACACTCATATAATCACTAACGGTATTAATCATTTGGGAAATAACTAATGACTTATTAAAGTTTTTATCAATATAACAATAAACCTCCATAGATATGTTTATGATTTTTCCCGATGTTATTGTTATATAGTCGTTTATCATTCTATAATTTGCCAAGTATCTTGACATGTTATCGTTAAGTGTATCTGTAGATATAGCGGTTAACTTTCTATTACTATCCAAACTCAGTGTTGATACTTCAATTTTATTTTGTGTTTCTGCAATGGCACTTTTATAAGGTACCCCAAACTTACTACTCATTTTGGAAATAAGAGTATAGTAATCTCTCACTGTTACCGCTCTATTTTGACTTGAGAAGTTATATTTTATTAGGTGTCGTAGTTCATCCACGGATGGAGTATCCGCACCTCCAATCGCTGGAGTAGGATTAGTGCACTTTAACGATAATTCTACCGACTCATTATTTGCTGCCGAATTACCTTGGGTTATTAGATATATCACTCCTTTATTTTGTAGGACATTTGGTCCTACATTAGAGGATTCACCACCCCCTACATTATATCTAATGAATAATGTTGAGTTTGCTTTAGGTAGTTCCCCTAAACTTTTATTGTTAAGTACATTATCTAACTGACTTAACGAATTATTGTTAATGTAATCAACAAGAGGTTGTGCACTTGGTGTACCACTACCAAAAGTTAACCTACAAAATCCCTTATCTGTGTAATCTTTCACAAATCTTTTATCAACATTAACCCATTTACCAGGGATTATTGACCCATTGTCACTATTTCTATTTTTATCTTCCATAAAGACTTGTGAGTCAGCTAATGACTCCACACCATAAAAACTATCATCAAACTTCAAGAATTCTGACATAGGAGGTTCTACAGCATCTAAACCATCAACTAATTTAACTTGTTCTACACTAGTAACATTAGTGTCTGGTAATATTAACTCCATAAATGGTTTTAAGTCCTCAGGTCTAATATTCCTTTTTAATACTTTACTTCTCCCGTTGATTACCGCCTCTCTTTTTACAATATTATAAGACACTATCACACCATTATTATCTTTATTAGGTAGTACTAACCTATTTGGTACACCTCCTGATGAAAGGGGTGAAGCGAAGTTAACGTCTTCGTCTACTTGAAATGTTTGTCCAGCTCCTTCTACTTGAGACCCATATTTTAATATGGGAGCATAATCACTATTAAAACTATCTCCTTTTGTGGGTACTGTTACCGTAAAATCCACTAAACAGACACTAGGTCTTACTCCTGGTATGTTTAACCCTAAGGTACGTCCCATTGCTAACACAGAAGACCTTTCCTGAGCGTAGTCTATTTGTGTCTCCTGGAATGTTCTGTCTGTATTATAGGATAACATGTCGGCTACGGCAGCATTAAGCTCCAATAACATTTGTCCCACAGAAGCGTCGTTAAAATCGCTAAACAAATCAGGATAATATTGTTTAACAAAATTTATTAATTCCGATCTTACTTCTACAAAATTACGTGCATTATAATTAATTCCTTGAGCCATTTTTATAAAATAATTTCAATTGAATCACTCTCATCGAATGATTGGTTAGTTATTGAGTACTCTAAGTTAATTTTAACGTGATTTTCATCAGGGTTAGACTCTACTATTAAGTCGTCTATCGTCACATTAGGTATATACTTAGCAATACTTTCTGTTAGTTCTAGTTTAATATCAGTTACTGTTTTCTCATCAATCTGTTCAAATAAAAAGTTATACAAACCAGAACCAAAATCATTATTATAAAGTCTTTCCCCCTTTCTTGTTAATAAAAGATGAGTAATATCAGACTTTATGGCATCTTTTGTGGTTCTATTTAACCTCAGAAAATTTCCAATAGGTGAGGTTTCGAAAGGAAACGCTATATTAATTGTTTTTACTGCCATTTATAATTCTTTATTATAAATATCGATGGTTTTAATTTGTAGGGTCAAATCCTTTGACCTCTTCTTTTAATACTTTATTCATTTTAAGATGAGGTGGTGAAAAAGGACAGTGTTTACATAAATTCCCACAACAACTACCTCTTTTAATGTGATATAACTCCGTCATTATCATTTTACCACCTTCCCAATAAAACTCATTTTTGTTTAGATTAGATGTCATTCAACTCAACTTCTTCTATTGTTTTCAAATCTACATCAATTTCACAATTACCACCAGAACAGGCTAACTCTCCAGATAAGTCAGTATTATCATCTAATTCTACTACGTTTGATAGGTCAACCGTTGTTAATGATTTCATCATCTCTTCATATTGTTCCTTTGTTATGTCCTCAAATGGTGCTTGTTTATAGGTACCACCATTGTAAGGTAACACTGCTAGTCCATTATAATGATTTCTATTTTCCCACATCCACTCTCCAGCAGCATCCCATTCATGATCTCTCAATGATATTGTTGCTGATACGTTATGTGAATTCGAACCTTTTCTATGTCCTGATTTTACCCACTCTTGTGCCACCTTCTTAACTCTCTCAAGTAATTGGAATGGGGACTCTGTTCTCATAATTGCCCCCTCTGGTGCTTTTTGAGGTATGCTAATACATGCAGTATCATGAGGTCTAAAATACTCATCTTCTACTAATTCCGGATGATTAATTTTTAAGTATGTGTAGATAGCCTCATTTTTACCAACTCTAAGTCTTCTAATATAATAATCGTTATGCCAAGCATGTATTCCAGAACTCGTACCTAATGTTAATGAAGTCGTTCCTGCTGGTTTTACCGTAGTACACCTCGCCGATTGGTTTATGTCGATTAATTTAGACACCCTAGTATTTTCTCTTTTTACTAAACTCGCAGATTTTGCCATGTCATAATTTAATACCTTTCCAGACCCTATACCTGTCATTGACACTCCTATAAGTGCGTCTTTCTCAGTAGTTTCTTGCCATATTTCTCTTAAATAATGAAATGATGTATATCCTGCTTGTAGTGTTCCTATAAACGCGGCTGTTTTTACTCTCTCATTCAAATCTTCTTGGGATTCAATATTTGAAACATTAACTTCACAAAGATTACAAAACTGATTTGGTCTTAGTGCTATTTCACAACATGGATTAGTACCCCAATCTTTATCATTATTTAGATATATTCCAGGTTCTCCTGCTCCAGATAGTTCTACACGTTTCCAAAGATCCATAAAAAATTCTTTAGTAATTTTATGTCTCATTAAACACGCTGAGTTGTTTGCTCTACCTCTTTGAGGGTTCAATTCCCACCAATTACCTGATTTACATGATATCATCACATCGTCATCCGCACTAAATAAACTAATAAGTGCGGCTCTACGTATACCACCAGCTAAGACAGCATCTGCGATATAACAAACAATATCATGTACTTCGAGTGTGGTTAAGTGTTCCCCATTTTCTTTTTCCTCTAATATCCCTTCAATCTTAACCAAACATTCTTTTAGTGGTTGTGGTCCTGGTGCTTTACCCCCTGAAGTTATTAATCTCGCACCTTTTGCCCTAATATCTGTATAGTCAAATTCTACTCTAGACCCACCACCATTCATATATGACTTCATTAATACCTTAATCGAATCTGCCCAACCTTCAATTGAATCCCCAATTAAGAATCTTCTTTTTCTCTTAGGGTATGGTTTTTGGATTATTGGTAATTTTGCAACATGGTGTTTTTGTACAGAGTACCCAACACCTGTACCACCTAATAATAAGAACATTGTCTCACTAAAAGCATCTACATGGTCTAAAGGTACATAAGCACAATTATAAATCCTATTTGGCGATATCTCAATTGGTTTACCTCCAAATTGCATTGATCTCATAGATGGTAAAACTTTTTTATCATATACCAACACATATTTTTCTTCTATTTCGTCTTTTAATTGCGGATATTTTTTAATATGCATATTTTTATTCCTGGTAACTAATTCTTCCCAGGTCTCTCTTCTATTTAACTCTGGAATATATTTTGCGTATTTCATATACACAGTAATATCCGACAAAATCCTATTTGATACGTCCATTTTTTATAAATTTTTCTTAATTGTTATTTAATTTTTCGTTTCTCTTCTGTATTGCGTCCAAAACTCTATTAGCTTTCTTTTCTTGTTTAACCCCCTCAAAACCTAAAAAGGAAACCTGGTCGTCTGTGTCTATGTGTACCTTACCGTTGTCAAATACACAATCTTCAAATATAACACCATCTTTACCAAATCTAGATTTAAGTACTGCTATGGTTGCTCTACCACTTTCTTTCTGTTCTAGAGTTTTAGCAATAGACATAATAAAATGACCTATTTGACCTTTCTTAATCGACCCACCTATCTGATGCGCTTCCACAACATCAGCACCTATTGAGCTTCGGTTACCTTGTACCGCTGTCCACCCTACCATATCAAACTCATGGACTAGTGTCTCAAACTCTCTCATTACGTTTCCTTCTCCAGCGTATTCGTCTGTAAAAACTCTACTCGGCACAACACAATCAATGTAATCCAAAAGAATAACATCGGGTCTTATACCTCTAGTGATTAGTTTTCTAATGTAATGTTTTATTTTTCCAACTGTTGTACCATCTGAAGCCATTTTCTTAATTATTAAGTTTCCTCTATCTTTCTTAAATGGTTCTAATTTTTCTTTAACCTCTTCTTGTCTTTCGGATAGTTCATTTAATTCAATACCAGTCCAACATGATATATGTTTTCTTTGTATAACTTTAGGATTATCTTCAAATATTATTTGTACAACATTATGTCCTAGATTATACGCAGTATTCGCAAATTTTGTTAGTACTGTGGACTTACCCACCCCAAAAGGTGCTAAGACTACCCCTAGTTCACCTTTAGAGAGTCCTCCGTTAGTTATGTTATCTATACCTTTAATACCTGTTAGTACTGGGTGTCTAAAATCAGCCGATAATACATCGTCTAAAGCGTTAAAAACATCAATCCCATCCTCCTTATCATTACCCACACTAAGTGCTGTTCTAAACAAATCCTCTATCTTGTCGTAATCTTCAAAATTACCATTTGACATTATTTTTTCTGAATTAGCAATTGCT